TTTCCCAAGACTGCTTCGTCGGTCAGTCCCAACTTGGCAAGGTTGAGTTCGACGCCACCCGTGATGACTTCCGCCGAAGCGGGAAATTCAATCTGGGTTGCAGTGAACTTGACCCCACCAAGAGTAGTAACCAGTGGAATACCATATTTGACTTCGGATGCTTTGAGTTCTCCCATGACCCCCTCCTTTCAAAAGGGAAGGGCTGCCCGAAGACAGCCCAATCCGTTATCTAGAAGGTTTGGTCATCGGCGCATTTTTCAATGCGGCCGGTGCGGTTTGGAGCCACGCAACCGAGGGAGGCATACCACCGGAAGAACGCAATCCAAGCGTTGATGAATTCACCAGCGTTTGAAACACCTGTCTTCAGGTGGAAGATCCCACCGTTGCCCTGCTGCAGCCAACCTGGATCGGTCTGCTGGAACCACTTGAAGGACGACTTGTTCAGACCGAAAGCAAAGCCCTTCGGTGCATCATCGTCCGCCACGACCGGCACCTCGTTGACCATGATGGCCGAATAGCCACCGTTGATCTGAGTTGCTGTCTTGTCGTTGAACCGCTTTTGCGACTGGTACGAGTTCGCAAGACGGCGCTTGACCCCACGGGAGGTGAGGAAGACTTCTACCTCGCCATTACCCTGTGCTCCAACGTTGTCCGCCAACTGCTCGAACAGATCCTCTCCTGCCGCTGCTCCCGCTGCTGAGATGGTGTTACCATTCCAGTATGCGTTGCCGGCCGCAGACGAGTTGATGGAGTGGAGTTCCCTCGATTTGTTAGTGATGTTACGCAGACCGTCAATCTCGTTTTTGTACGAGCCCGAGACATAGACGTTGTATTTATCCGCGTAAGCAAGAGCACCAGCCGTTGCGAGGGAGGTGGTGATAGCAGACGAATCTACAGTTGCCGATAGCGTCCGGGTAAGGACTTCCGCCCCTACGACACCTTTCGATGCTGAAAGGCCAGTCGCTTCCGCAACCACGTCGATTATCATACCGACCTGGATGTACTGTAGATCATTCGCGTCTTTGAATTTGAATACTGCTTCTGCACCACCGTTTTTGACCGATTCCACTTTCCCGATCAGTGCGCCGGTTCCTTCACCGAGCGCCTGACGGTTCATGTTCTTGGAAAGGTCCGTAGCCGCCCCCTGCGTCTCCGCAGTCAGAAGGCTGATGAAAGCCCCCTTGTCGGACTTGGTTGCCTCGATGGACTGGTCCGTCAGTTCAATCGCCAGGGTGTGGGCACGAATCGGTATGATCGCGTCTGCCCATTCCTGCCTACCTGCGGCCGGAAGGACCCCACCATCAGCAATTGACCGCTGGCCCCAGTTACGATTCTTGTGTACTGGGACTACCGCACGACGACCTGTGTGTTCAACGTGGTCCGAATCGCGTTCAATCTGTTCCAGGAGATCACTTTTGTTACTCACAGCTTTCGCTGCGGGCTAGATCATTTCTGCCTAGCTCCCCATGTCGCCATAGGGGTCGGACTATATCTTCACCCTAGATTCCGCTCGTCGCACCGTGCCACACCCGGCACAGCGCTTATCTAGGGGCTCGGCGTGTAGTCTCTGGGGGGTCACGAAGACTTCCCTGCTGATTGTCCGCGTCTGTGCATTGTCACGTACAGTATAGCACGTAGCACAGCATACTCGGGGTTTCCAGCATACAGCCGAGTTTTGTCAATACCCTTACGGGTAAGGGAAACGTCTCTTCATTTCTTCTGGTTCAGTTGCTCGACAATCGGTCCCACGTACAATTCCTTCAGGATCGCGTCAGCGGCAGTCAATGTCTGTCCTGCCATGATGTACTCCTAGTTAGAGTGCCTACAGTGCGTTCTGCATCAGTTCCAACGCTTGCTCTCTAACGTCCGAAAAGCTCTTTGGCTTATTCGGTGCAGCCTGACCACCAGTACGTAGCGAGGGGGCGGGCTGACCCATCTTGTCTTTCACAAGACCGGCCTGTGCCTGTCCAGTCAACGCCTGGTATTTCTGAAACCCTTGCTCAATCCAGTTATCTCCCTCAACCTGTTCTCCGAGCGCGAGAATTGCTTCCTGTTGCTCATCGGTCAGTTTGATGTTGTTCGTGCTCTCGATCTTGCCGAGAGTCGATTCAATGTGGGATTCCATTGCACGAGTATTTGCAGACTGCTCACTCTCCTGTTGCGACTGCTCGAATTGAGTGAGCTTTTGCTGCAATGGGTTTAGTGCTTGGTCAATGCGAGACTGAATGTAGGCCTCGATGTCCTGGTCCTCAGCGGGTGCTTCCTGCTGGGCCTGGATCAATCCGGCCTCCGTAGCCTCTTGCTGCAGCCACTCCTTGTACGCGTCAGGAGACTGGCCAACGGTGCTATACCACTCCACCACCGACTTGAGATCCCCTGGCTGTACTTGACTCAGATCAATGTCCTTGTAAGGACCAAACCGCTTTTCTAAGTCAGCGGCATCCCTGAGCTTGGAGTTGACACCTTTCTCTGCGTCTTTGAGATAGTTGGCCACAACGTCACGAGGACTTCCCTGCGGTACGGTGTCCCAACCCTCTGGAACTGATTGGAGGTAAGGATCAAAGATCGAACCCCCCTCCGGCTGCCCTTGGTCCTGGCCGTCTCCGGCTGTGCCTTCGTCAGTCATATGCTTCTCCTTATCGCGCTGTGGCCCTAACCCCGCTGTGCAAATGCCCTGGCGGTGCCCCTGGCGCTACTATTACCCCGTAGGGTCTTCGGCGTTATGCCGGAAGTTTTAGGTGATACCCGGCGGAACGAAAGTGTTGTTGCTGCGTTCCACCTGAACAACTACTCGCTTTACTAACTCGCGGAGTAGTTCTTTCGGCGTAGCTGTATTGGGAAGGCCCGTAAAGGCTTCGGCAGCAGCTTTTGTCCTAGCCACGTCTGCTTCTGGGATTTCGAGTGAGACGACTACGTTTGCCATTACGAGGGCTCCAATATTAGCCACGCCACAGTCGATGTGTCGAGTGCGTTAGAAGATTTGATGGTAAATTCTTTTGCCGCTGTGCGTTCGGCCTCATAGGGAACACCGACGTTCAACAGTCCGCCTTCATTGATCGTAAGGAAGATGCGAGAGTTGGCCGTCACAGCAGTCGTAGCAACAACAGCTTTTCCGCCTTCAAGCGTAGCCACACCCATTGAGGCGTTCGCTCCCTCTTTGACCTTGATCTTCTTACCAAGAGCGGTAAGGGAAACATCCCCACCAGCTTCGATTGGTCCTTCGTGAAGTAGTTTGACTTCTGTACCCGTACTCCGCACACTGTAATTGCTCGTCGCTTTTTTCAGGTCTTCGACATCGAGCCCGGCGCTGTAGGTTGCGGTGCCGGTCCCCGTGTAGTCTTTCATCAAGACGGCACGATGGATCATTTCGGCCCAGTTGCCTTCGATAATCGGTGCTGCTCTCAGACCGGTCGATTCGCCCTTTGCTTTCGCGGCTCCCGCTTTTTTGTAGGTCGGACCATGAATAAGGCCAACGACGTTAGCGCCTTCGCCTTTGACTGCTGCGGAAGGATTATTCACGACTATTTCGTTTTGCAGCACGGAGAACGTACCCATTTTAACGCCTTCGGTGCCTATCACTTCAAACCCACACCGAAACAATCGTAACGATGGATTCAAGCCGGGGAGAGCCTGGTACGTCACTTTACCAAGTGTGTTTAGTCCGGTATATACCGCCCCTTCTTTGCTCAATGTGACCGTCGATTTGATCGACACAGCTTCAAGGCTCTGATTAGTCGCTTCGACTAAAAAGGTTTCGACTTTGACCCCGGGCGCAGCCGTGGTCGTCCCTATGCCCGCCATGACATTTATGCCAATGGTGCCCGAGGCGGGGACGAATTCCTTGGTCCCAGTGATGGTTTGCGAACCGGTCAACTTGACCATTTCGGGAGTAGAGAGCTTGGATTCAGGGATCTTGTTTTCGGTTGTGCCTTCTACTTCTATTTCGGTGCCAGTGATAGCTAACGGTTTCTTAGCGGTTGCTACACCTTTTTCCCCCGTTTCGCCTTTTTCTCCAGTTGTCCCTTTTTCCCCTTTTTGCCCAGTCGTAATCAAATACCCGTAAAACACTACAAAGCATTTGGCAGTTGCCTGGGCACCATTGGGTTTAGTTGAAGCCCCCCATAGCTCAAGATAGTCAGTAGTACCGTTCAGGTGGACCAAAGCGACAACGCCTGGCTCAAAGTTGGTGTTGTTTGCTTCGTAAGCAGCATGATAGCCAGATTCCCCGAGGGGTTCCGGTTCCATCAATGCACCGTTCTTGAGAACGAGTAACTTGACGAGGGAATCTTCCTCTAGTGCTGACTGCCAGCCGCCAGCCTGCGCTCCTACCAAGTAATACCCAGCCGTAGTAGGTTTGAATCTGTTATTGACCGTATCGAACGCGGTCGTTGTATCAACGTCGGCAACGTTGAGTTTGACCTTGGTTGCCCCCCCACCTTCTCCGAGCTGAGCAGCTACAGAGTTATGCGCGGTGAAAACAATTTCTGGACCGGGTTTGCCTTCTTTGCCTTCTGACCCTGCGCCTCCCGTCATATCGAACGGAGGAACAAGGGGATTGAACTTCAACGACAAAATCCACCTCCGGGCGGTACCAGCCCATAGTTCGTCCTGTTTGCCTCACACAGTCGATCTTTATTACGCTGGTAATAGTCTTTCTGATATCGTTTGTACTCCTGAGGGTCTGCATAAGCCATTATGTGATTTTCACAGTTTCGACATTTTCAGTCGCGCCTTCATAGGCGAGGGTCACCGTCCTAACAACTGCCCCCTGTTTCTTGTAGACGACTTTTGTTGGCTTCGCCGGGGGTTCGAGGACTACTTCATCGAATTCCTTCGGCTGAAACTCAAAACTCATCAGTCTTCTCTCGTCTGCTCCTGGCCGCTCTGATCCGGCCCTGAAGCACGAGCGGCAGCACGAGCGCCGGGACTCTGAGTGAGGACATCTAGTTCGCGTTCAACTTCCCTCAGCTTTTGTGCAGCCTGAGCGTAGGCAGGATCGTCGCCCCATTCTGAGAGACAGTCCTTGATGCAGTAGAGCAGCATGTCAGTGCATTGCGGTCCGTAGTACATGCTCCCGCTCATTGTTCTTCCTTTGGTGGTTCGGGGGCCTCAGGGTGTTCTACCGGCCCAGCTTTTTCGTCCTGTGAGGGCTGTAGCCCTGCCTGCTGCTCAATCTGCCGTCTCACGTCCGGGGGGGCGTCCTTATAGTTTAGACTCTCACTAGGTGGTTTTACCTCTGGCGGCTTCAACTGGGCTGCAAGGTGTTCCCTATGTTCGTGAGTGTGAAGTTCAAAGAGGGTTTTCGCCATCGGACTAAGCCCCTGATAAGCAGCCGTCCTCTGGTATTCGGTATGACCTTCCAGATGGGCCTGGTTGTTGTCGTAGACGTGGAGCTTGACTGGTTTTTCCTGTGCAAGTTCCTGATTCTCACGGTTGATCTGCGACTCGTCCTGGCTAACGTCGCCAAAGAGCTTGCTAAGCGCGCCGGCATCCAGGTCTTTCAGGATCTTCCCCAACATTCTGGGGTTCATTTGCTGCTGTCCCTCATACTGGAATGCCAACCCCAAGAAGTCCTGAATCGCTGCCTGGCGAGCAGCCTTAGACTGGGGGAACATAGAACCTGTCTGGACTTCTGCCTTGGTGTTCTCCTTGAGCGCAGCGCCCTTGAAGTTGATGGCGTCGAGCGCGTGATTCTCTCCTGCGATGAGTACTACTCGTTCGTCGGTCCAGTACTCAGCCACGATTTCAAGGAGTTTGGTTCCCGCCTCTCCAAGTGCGTCCTCCATATCGTAAATGCCCGGACCCAGTCTCGTGTCATCGGCTTCCTGAAGAAGATTGATGGCAGAAGCCGCCTTGACTCCTGGTGGAACCTGGGCCTGGCTAACCTCATGCTGACCCGAGATTTCCTGTAGCGACTGTTCGATACGGCTGATCTGTTCGATGACATACGGAGGCATGTTGGGCGGCTGAAGGTACTTTGGTTCGGAGTGCATCGAAGTATCGTCGTACTTGATTTCCTCTCCTGGCACACCGGAGACTTTCGTGTTACTAGTCGCCGCAATCAGAATCGCCGGGTTGCCGATTCGCTGTGCGTTCTCCACTATCTGACTCTTGATCTTGTTCAGCTCGGTCTGCGGACCTCGTAGAAGCTGAACGATGGCCATAGGAAAGAACCTGCCCGGTATGGGGATAGACCGGAACATAACAAACGGAATGCATTTGTACGGATTTGGTCCATCTTCGAGGATGTTCTCTTTTGCCCAGACGACGCGCCGGCCAACAGGGTTGTCTGCTGACGGCCGCTCCCAATACTCGTGGAGCTTAATCCCTTTGTACGTCGATCCAGATTCGACCTGTGACGGAACCTGTATTTCTGCGCTACCAGGCATAACGTTTGAGTCGGGCTTCAGATCTACACCGAAACGCTGCTTGACGAAATCCTCAGACTGGACAGATACCTGAATGAGCCACTCACAGTCATTGAGGGTCTTTGCCAGCGGGTCAGGGTAGATTTCAAACGGGGAGACAACTTCAACGTGAACGTCGCCAGTGGCTATGGACTTAGTTTGCGCTCCTTCCGGGAGTCCTTCTGGGAAGTGCTCCGGTTTCATCGGTGCGCCGGTTTCGTGATGCTGGATCGGGGTGTTCTGTTCGTCTACTACAACCCCGAATTTCTCTCCTGCCCCTGAGTCCCAGCACACCTTCCAGAATCCGGATCCGCAGACTCGTGACCACAACAGGGCTTGTTCTAGCTTGATTCGTAGGTAAAGGTGCTTCCAGAGGAATTGAAGGATCTTTTCGCCCGTCATCGAAGCTGACACGTCTTCCTGTTCGGCGGTCGTAGGGATGACCGTGAACGTCGGGCGCTGCTTCGTCATCTTGGAAATCTCGGTACGAACGATGCCGGTGATCCGGTTGTCTTCTATGAGGACGCGAGTACTTTCGGGCTCAAGAACAGGGCGCTCAATTTTCGTCTTGTTCCAGTACACCCACTGGTTTCCGGAGAAGAACGCCCGGTTTAGCTCCCACGTCGAGAAGTATCGAGACTGCGCCGTTTTTGCTTCAGCGAGCTTCCTCTTGAGGGCGGTGATGTCTTTATCCTCGCCAGTGGCTTTTTCGCGAACTTTGTCGAGGATGCTAGCCATCTACACTCCTTAGCGACCCGACCGAAATGCCGTCAGGAACTTCTCGCCCGATGAAGGCCAACTCTTGCTGATCGGCAGGGGCAACCGACTGGTGCGGCTGTGGCGAAGGGTCCACAACCCGTGTCTCTGGTGCCGCGATCCGATTCAGAAGCTCTTGACGCTCCTTGCGGAACGACTCGCGCTCAGTCTCAAGAAGCTCCATCCATCGCTGGCGCTCGCGGTTGAACACTATTCTTCTACCCCGTAGAAGGTAGCGGTGACTTTGTTCGTAGCGCTAAGTTTGACTTTGAGCTTGTTGTTCACCTTAGTCGAAACATATCCCTGCATCGGAAAGTTGACATTGACCGTAGGGGTTAGTTTTTCCACGGCAACGACATAGAACGCCGTCGTTTCGTCTTCCAGCGTCACTACGGTCAAAGCTGTATCTACGAAGATAGAGAATCCACAAAGTCGGAACCGTTTGCCCGTTTCGGGTTTCCAGACTTCCGTTGTAGTCGTTTCCCCGACTTTTTTGATTTCTGTTTCTGAAACGGTCTTGAAAACTTCAAGGTCAAACGCAGTTCCACGGGGCATTATGCTGTCTCCTTCATCTCGCGATCAGGGTGGATAGGACGCGGCTTCTTGCGATGGTTGACGTTGATGGGTTGCGGCCTTTTATCGAACGCGTCCTCCAACCTGTCAGCGTAGTTCTGCGCCTGAGTAGATTCGCGTCGCAGACGATCATTCTCTACCCGAAGTTTTGTCAACTCGAAATCGCTGTCCTTGGCGTCTACCATATCTACCAAACGACCAGCAGAACGAACACAGTCCTCACAGAGAATCAGAAGGTCGAAGGTGATCTTCTTGTTAGGGTCGTCTCCATACCCCCGATCACAGTCAGAGTCGAAGTCGATATACGTCTTCGTCGGGTCTGAACAAAAACATGACGAGCAGTACATCGGCGGTAATTCAGCGACGTGAATAGTCACAGGGCTTCCTACTCCTTCTCTTCGAGATATGTTATAACGCGGGACAGAGACTCGACGCTATCGCCAAGGACTCCCCGCTCTTTCTGCCTGGCTGCTGTACTCATAGAGGAATTCCACTTACTCGCGGCACGCTCTTCCTGTCCATGCCATATCGATCTTCTCGTAAGAGCCGCTGCAGTTGCGACTCCGGCTCGTCGTCTACAACATCAGGGCCATAGGGCCTGTGAGCCACGATGTAGCGCAAAGCATCTACTAAGTGGTCATCTTGCTTTATCGGTTTCTCCTTGGGGTCATTCTCCGAACGGCCAGGGGTTGCCCATCGGTACTTCCTCATCTCATCAATCAGTTCCCTACAGTTTGCCTGGATTACGAGGTTACCGTTCTCAAGGCGCTCACTGATCCGATTGATACCTGCCGAAACGTCGTTCTGGCCGAGAACGGTAAAAATGCCATGATCTGTGTACTCTCGTTGCACACTACGTCCCGTAATCTGCTCAACGTTGCGAGCGGCGGGATCAATGATGTAGGCACGTGGTTTGATCGGGTACTCTTTACCGTGCTTAGCGTTGATGAGCTTGATAGCCTTGGCCACCCCCTCTACGGTATATTCCTGGAGAGCTAGCTCATCAAAAACAACAATTTTCCCACCGGGCATCACATAGATCCAAAGCACAGCCGCCATGATTCGGAAGCCGGGGTCAATACCAACGTAGGTGTATACGTTCTCAGGAAGAGGTTTCTCTGGGACAACGTGCGTCGTTCTATCGAACTGGCCAAAAACGAGGCCGGCGAAGTGCACAAACCGACCTTTCTTCCGGGCTTCCAGCTCCGTGCTGGAGTAGCCTTCCAACGTTTTTTTCTTCTGCTCTTGATCGAGGAACGGGTTATCGTCTATGTCTACGGTGACGATGAAACCATCTCGGAGCTTGCCCTTCTCCCACGGCACCCATAGATCGTCGTAGGCCCAGTTCAACCCCTCCAGCGGCGTCATCGTGAACAAGGCGTCTGCGCCTGAGTAATCCGTCAGACGCATTTTCCCCTCGTGCCATATCTCGTAAGGAGGAACCTCGTCGTAGTGGATCCGATGCTTGGCGGCCCCTCCATGCTTGTCTACGTCCTGCTCGTAGGTCAGGAAGTCGAAATAGGAGCCGTTCTTGAACCTCAGTACTCGCTGGGACTTTGAGAAAGCCTTTCCCCATTCGTCACCGATATACTGACTTCTAGGCGTCCATTCCCGTAGCTTCTGGAAGACAATGGACTCCATGATCTTCTCTGAAGGGCATATGATCCTGCAGTGGAACGGTGGTTCAAACTTCTTGTAGGCCTTTAGATGGCCAGGTAGGCAGTCCTCGTCAACTGCCTGGATGATGTCGTCTACAATCCCCGCCGTTGTCTTACCGGACCTGTTACCACCCATGAACGCCTTGATATACGTTCGAGCGAGATGGAACTCGGCTTGCTTCGGGTGTGGCTCGTACCTCAGAAGTGGATTAGCCTCGTACTCCTTCTGAAGCTGCTCAAGAAGCCGACGGGCCTCCTCTTGCTCAGCAGGCGGCAGATGTTGAATCGCCTCCTGGTTGATCTGCCTCATCAGCTAGTGGCGAATACAGTCAGTGTAATAGCCTCATCAGATTTGGCTGCCGTAGTCGCTGTAATCGTTTCCACTCCGAGTAGATAGAATCCAGCAGCGAGGGCTGAAGACGGGAAGGTCACAGCCGACTGGGTGAGCGTTTCTTTGGCAGGGGTAGTGATCTGGGTTGTGCTGCCAGCAACAACAGCTTCTACAGTCACTTCGTGTTTTTTTTCGGGTCCTACCACTGTTGCAACTTTATACAAACCAGCAATGAACGAAGCCGTCGGGGCTGTAGCGTTCGTCATAATCAACTGCTCCAACGTCAGAGTAGTTGTTCTACCTGCTATTTCGTAGAGTTTAGGATCGTAGTAGAAGACATTCAGTGGTTGTTCTGTCGTTTCAAACTTCAATGCTGTCGCTTGTACCATCAGTTTTTCCGTCTGAACCGTAGCCCAAACCCCTACCGTTGATGATTCTTTTATTACTCCAGCAACCGACTCTATCTCCCTGCGTCCCGGCATCGTCGTAGTGGCGGGGGCCTGCGCTACCGGTGTTGAGGTGATATCTGATGTAGTGCCTGCAGCGGTAACGAAAAACGTCCGCCCGTAGATCGTTACGGAGTTGCCTTCCGTGACGTTCCCGTCGTTTGTTGCAGACGAGACTCCTTCTTGCGAACGGTAGTAGACCGTTGCTCCGAGGTTCTTGACTACCTGTGGAGTTTGGACCGATGCCCCGACCTGGACTGGATGGAAGCTGGTGACTTGCATCAGGATTCTTTGAACTGTGCCGAAGTTATGACCCGCGACGTATCAGTCGCACTGCCTGGATATGCCGCAGTCACAAGTTCCTGAGCCTCAGCTACAGTCCCAGCATTGGAAAGAACTTTTACAACCTTGCATGTTTCTACAGGCCCCTCGATTTCACATGAGGCTTTCGGTTTAGTATTGACAGCCTTATCGGAAGGATAGGCCTGCCTACCGAAAACCACGTAGTATTTTTCTGACATGGGACCCTCCTAGGATTCTTTCCATTGAGTACTGATTACGACCACGGGAACTGTTCCTGAGGAGCCGTATGTTGCTCTGACGACTTCCTGTGCAATGGCGACGCTTCCAGCTTCCACCTGAGCAACCTTGGCCGTCAGTAGCGGCGCTTCAACCTTTGTGCTTGCTATAGGTTTAGCTCCAACCAATGCATCCGAGCTGGCATCGAGAGCTGCGTTGAATACTACGAAGTAGCTGGCCACCGTTATTGCTCCTTGTGAGACTTGATATAGTTAAAAAGATCGAGAACCCTATCTGGATTGTCGGCACACATTCCAAGCTAATATTTTTTTAATTCAAGTTTCGAGGTTTCGCAAGCCGAGAATTCCGCCTCGGCAAGAGACGGGCCAAGCTGGAGTCTGACTGCCGTACACGCCGACTCTGCGGATTCAGCAGCGCATTCAACGTACTCAACCTGATAGACCGGACCAGTAATCGTGATTTCTGTTTCCGCTAGGAGTTTGGTGTTGATTTTTTCGTTGGCAGCCGTAGCTCCATAGACTTTCGTTTCAGAATCAGGGACCTTGCACGGGGTGCCACGCTGTTTGTTGAAGAAGACGTAGAATTTTTTGTTCGCTGCCATTACTTACCTCGCTTGGGTTTATTGAAGGCGTCTCGCATAGTTCCTATCTTGCCGCCGCCTGGTTCATTCGCCCATCGAGGGGCGTGTGCTTCTGTCTGCTGCCGTTGCTGATTACCACGGCTCATAGCCTCACGCCGTAGTCGTTTGGCTGCTGCCTGGTGAGTAGAGTCTTTCATTCGCCTTCCTTCCGGCGAACTTGGCGAAGCTGCACGGGACGGAAAAGAGTTTCCAGCCCCTGCTTGGTACTTAGGCCCTTGGTTTCGGTTCTTGCAGGAGATAGCTTCGAGTTTCCGTAGACAAGGTTGTTCTGAGTCCTCAGTCCTGGTCCGGGACCAAAGGTTCGGTTCTTGGCTGCATTCTGGATAATCTGGCTAGTCATTAGGATCGAGTGAACCTTAGTTGCCCTTGAGAATTACGATTCCCGGTGTTTGCCTTGTAAGTGCCCATATTTGTCCACCCTCTTGACTGACGCCCGCTCCCACTTCGCGGGTTTTCAGTGCTCGGCAGTATGCGCCAGCCCTGTCTTTCCTGTGCCTGCGGATTGACCGGAGATGGGCCAAAGGTCCGATTACGAGCAGCGTTCTGAATCGCCTGCGATGCCATCAGCGGAGGGGGCCAAAGGTGGGTTTCTCGGTCTTGAGAGGCTGTCCAGTAGAGGTCTTAGCGCCCGGTGGGTCCTTAGGGGCTCGTGACAGCCGTGCCTGAGCCGCCTTGGAGACGGTGCCGGTCACAGTCTTGCTGGCCAGTGAAGCGGACCCCTGCGAGTTGCCTTTGACCCTGGCGAATCGAAGGCGCTGAGCGTTCGAGAAGGCAGGGCTTTTGCCTTGGTCCTGTCCGATGTTCTGTGCGTATGTCCCCATTAGCGTCTCCCAAAGATGATTAGTAGTGCGGCTACAACGATTACGACAGTCTCCAACATGGCGAGTCCTTACAGTAGACTTTCGGGCTGTCGTTCTACAGGCTTTTTGTAGTGATTCGCAGCCGTTCTGATAACACAACCCTTTTCATCGTCCCAGGGGGAGAAGTGAGAAATGTCGGGATCCCATTTATCGTCAGCAGGAGTCCGTTTGTACATTTCGTCTTTGATACGCTCGATGTCCTCTGTCCGCAGCTGCTTGAGCACCATTTCACGCCCAGCACGAACGCCTTGCTTAAATCCGGCCTGCTCACCATTGAAATAGATACGCAACTCCTCTTTGGTCACAACGATCCTCCTAGAGTAGGTTTTCGTGCATGAAATGACCGGGTGATGGAGCTTCCTTTGCTTCCTCCCATAAGGCGGGTGAACATTGGTAGCTTTGCTGATGGCCATTTACGAACTGAACGCTGAGGGTTTCACCTTCCCGATCGTAACCCCAACTTGAAACCATCGAAGAAGCTACCTCCCGTTCGGCATCATCGTGTTCTTCTTCTTCGGATCCTTCTTCGCCGTTGGTTTCTTCAGTGACTTCTTCTTCGATCTTTGCTTGGTCTTCTTCTTCACTCATGCAGGCTCGAAGGCCTTTGCCTCCGCCAGGAACTTCTGCTTCTCCTCGACCGACGTTACTGGTTTGACTGGAGTTGCCACGAGGCTTCCTTTCTAGGATGCTGATACCAGGGATTGACATAGGCCCAACGCAGGCGGATATTTTCTAGGGGGCGGCTCTTTTCCGAAATCCCCAAGAAACAAAGGGATTGTGGCTGTTTTCCTGCCAAATCAAGGGTTGCCGCTCTTTGCCGCTCTGAGATGCCGCGTAGAGGGGCAAATCTGTCTTGTGGAGCCTCAGTTACTCAAGCTCGATCGCTCGATCGCACGCACCCCCCCATTGATCCGTCACAGCCTTTTCAATACGTCAAGCCTGCTGAGCTCCTAGCTGGCGAGCCATCCATCCCTCCCCGGCCTACCTATGCGTATGTCATGGACACATAGGTCAAGCGTGGTGATCTGGCTTTGGCTAGCCACTATCTGTGGCAGCGATGACTGTGCTGTTCAACACGGTCACCATACACATGGGGCTGTCGGTGGGCTATGGAGGCTAAGCGGAGCATTAGTTCCGGTTAGTACTCGGGGTAGGCGTAGCGGCACCGCTGACGCGTGCTAGATGTACTACGTGCTCCCCACTCCTCAACCGCCGATCGGTCCTCTAGCGTCAATATGGGATCAGCTCTCCACGCGTCCGTAGGTCCTCGTGCTCTCCCTCGTGGCACTCAATGCACAGCCATTCGACTTCCAACGGCTGACGATAGTCCGTGTGGTGCGCCTGGATAGCGAGTCGATGTTCGGGCAACGCTCCACACCTTTCGCAGCCCCACGGACGCTCCAAAACCCCATCTCTTACCGCGTCGGCCAGAGTAGCTTGCGCTTTAGCCTGTACGCCGTTTCGACCGGTATACGCCAACATCCTTGTCCTTTCCGTTTATAAAGAGCCACGTAAAGGGGGTTCTAAGGCCCTGTACGGTGTCCATGAAGGGAATCGTACTGGGTCGATTCTGGCCGGCTTAGAAGGGCTTATATAAGCGGACTACGGTCCAGTCTGCCTATCTCATCCGATCGTCCAGTCTCGCTTGACATGGGCTGGGAGGAGTGCTACAAGTCGATGTGTCTATACAACTAGGGAAGGGCAAGATCATGAGACACATAGAGCAAAGGACTGGCCAGGAGCGGAGGTCAACTCCTCGTCCGGGCTGGGAACAGTATCGCCGAATAGCTGACGTACAGCGCGCGGTGGATGAGATGGTCGCTGAAGCTAGGCACGCGTCTGCTGTGCGGCTCAACCAGGACATAGGGTTGGAACAGACTCGTGACCAATTACTACGCGCAGGGATGGTGGTCTAAATGAAACGATTCACACTCGACATTGATCTAGGCAATGAGGCTATGAAAAGCCCAGAGGATATAGCACTTGCTCTAGAACAAGTCGCTCAACATATCTGTGACGGACCACAAACCGGCTCACCTATCCTAGACGACAATGGCAGCCGAGTGGGCTATTGGGAGATAATCTAGATGACCGACTTACAATTTCTACGCCAACACGCCCACGACTATGCGGCCACGTTCCCACGTAATGACAACGAGAAGTGTGACGCCTACGCCGATTGGTACGCTGAAACCTACGGCGACTCTTTCATTCCGGGCGGCTCAACTCCGGATCATTCAAGCGTATACCATTCTTGGAGTGACGACTATAAGGATATACTCTGATGCCCCACGTTCACTACATCCTCAACATCCGTAATAAGAAAAAGCGCGCTTATGCGGAAGCTCTAGGCCGTTGGTATGTCAACGGTGGCGAGCTCCCTGGACGGCCATTGGGAATGACCCCGATGGTCGCTCAAGCCGTAGAGATGCGCTTGGCACAATTACTAGGACCGACAAGTAAGGGAGCATCATGAGCACTAAGGGAACATGGCAACGTAGCGAAGATCCCGGAACAGAGACGCGCCTAGCACTCTGGATCCGCTTCGAGAATGAGGCGATGCAGACTCCGTTCGACGCTGCCGACGCACTAGAAAAGGTGGTCGCACAACTGCGACAGGAACACTTCGACGGAACGATCATGGACCGTAACGGCAATTCCGTCGGCGCATGGGACATCGAAGCATTCCAACACTAACCCCACTAGCCGCGCGTGCGCTCACGGATCGGCGTGCGGCCCTGTATCAATACAACTAGGAAAGGTAATGATGCAACGCCAGATAGTCGAAACAGTCAACGGCCGGCTTGTGCATCGCTATGAGGACGTGGGACCGAGTAGGACTAAGCGACACCTAGAGCCTATGGCGAGCGGGTATCGGTTGCCAGACTTCAAGTATCCACACCCTGCTACGCAAGTGAGTAGGGATAAGCCATGATCCGACTCTACAACAAGTGGACTCGTGCCAGGAGCGAGCGTGAACGGCTAGAGTCTGCGGCCGAACGCGCCACGATCACGATAGTGCGAGACGGAAAGGGTAGGGTGATCGCGGCATGCTA